CTAACCAAAGACTATTCAACCAAACTTGAAGGTTTGGATAATCTGACAAGGACTTTAAATGCCGAAGTCAATAGCGAATTAAGTTCTAAAGAACTGGATAAACTATTTGATGAAGACCCTACTGAAGCTGCAAAACTTGAGAGAAAAATAAGGCGAAGAAGAGAAACAATCGCACAAGCTCAAAGAAAGCTACGTTCACACCAAGAAGATCAGTTTCAGGAAATTTTAAGGGAAGAACAAAAGAAGGTTGCTTTAAAACATCCTGATTTTGGGGATCCAATTAAAGGATCATCTCTTAAAACAAACATGAGAAATTATTTACTAGGTAGACATTTCAACGAACAAGAAATTAACCAAGTTTATGATTCAAGAATGTTTGATGTGATTATGGATGCAATGACGCATCAGAACGCCCAAAAGTTGAAACCAACTTTGGTTAGTAAGAAAGTCAAACCAGCTAAAGTCATAAGGTCCGGTATTAAAGTAACTAAAGATGAACACACCAGTAAAGCAAGGTTGGATCAAATAAGCCGTCTGAAGAGAAGTGGTAATCCTAGAGATGCTACGGATCTTTTGACAAAATATATAAACAACTAAAACAAGGAGAACAACTATGGCTGGTTTAACAACCTACGATACTGTTGGTATAAGAGAGGATCTATCTGATATAATTTATAATATATCACCTACAGACACTCCCTTTATGTCAGGTATCGGCAAAACGAAAGCCACACAAACTAAGTATCAATGGCAAACAGATACCTTATCTGCTGCTGCTGCTAATGCTGCAATAGAAGGAGCATCCATTTCTTATGGTTCGCTTTCTTCTACAACTCTAGCATTTGATTACACTCAAATTTCAACTAATGCTGTCCAGGTTACTGGTACAGACGATGCCGTTCTTGCGGCAGGGAGAAGTTCTGAGATAGCGTATCAAGTTGCGAAAGCTGCGAAGGAATTAAAAAGAGATATGGAAAATGCTCTTTTATCTAACACAGCGAAAGCAGTAGGCGACAACACAACAGCTAGAACATTAGGTGGACTTCCAACTTGGATTTCATCAAATGTATCTGCTGGTACAGGTGGGTCAGGAGCTGGTAGCGGTGCTGCTAGAACTGACGGAACTCAAAGAGCGTTCACAGAAACTTTACTGAGAGCAGCTTTGAAAACCACTTGGGTAGCTGGAGGCAATCCGAATGTCATCATGCTTAATGGCTTCAATAAACAGAAACTATCTTTCTTTACAGGTGGTGCAACTAGATTCGACAAAGCAGAAGATAGAAGATTAATGACTTCTATTGATGTTTACGAATCTGATTTTGGTACGATGCAAGTCACACCGAATCGTTGGATAAGAAAAACCGACAGTACATCCGCTAAAAGAGGACAAGATGTTTACCTGCTTGAAATGGACTTTTGGGCAGTTGCTTTTTTAAGAGATTTCAAACTTCAACATCCTGCACAGACAGCTGATGCAGATCAAAGATTCTTGGTGGTTGAATATACTCTTGAAGCAAAAAATGAAGCATCAAGTGGTATGGTTACAGACGTAACTACTTCGTAATATCTAACAGTGTAAGGGGGGTAATCTAAAAAATCTGCTCCCCTTGCATTTATATTAACATTGAAGCTCTGAGATTAGATTAAGGGCGGAACGATGAGGATAAAAAAATGAGAACACTAAACGATTATTTTTTAACTGCAAAGATTGCAGACATTAGTACGGCATCTTCAACATACGTTGGAATACCTGATAGTGGAAGAGTCATCAAAATTATTACTGCACTTCAAGGTGTGATTGCTACTGCAAATGCAGCAATTACTTTTGAAATTGGTGGAACAGCTATGACCGATTCAGCAATTACGGTTGCTTATTCTGGGTCTGCGGTTGGAGATGTAGATACATCTGAGCCAACAGCAGCTAATAATGTTGAACAAGATGGAACTATCGAAATAATTACTGATGGTGCATCAACTAATGCAAATGTGCTTTATGTAACTTTTGTTATTAGAAGATAGTATTTACTATTTGAAAATAGTATAAATAAAATTGGGGGTGGCTCTGACCTAGCGGTTTTTCCACCCTCATAAATTAAATAGGAGAAAAAGAAAAATGTACAATTATGGATTTGAACAAACCAGTACGGAGAATGTAGCGACATCAACTACGTCTGCTGCATCTGCCGCTTTAGGTCTTGCTTCAAGTGGAGTTTTCTATGTAAGACTTTGTGCTGACACAGATACTTATTATGCCATAGGTAGCGGTCCAACAGCAACAACTAGCAGCACTTTTTTACCGGCTGACACTATTGAAATAATAAAAGTTCCGGTAGGCAATAAAGTTGCAGGAATTTTATCTACTGGTACTGGTATATTAGGTGTTACTGTCTTAACGTCATAATGGCTAAACCCAGATCGTATGGGTATGTTCATGTTAAGCAAACTAGGAAAAAAAGACCAGGTAGACACAATAAGACTTATAGCAAACGTATACCAAGAAGAAAAAAAAGTAGAGGTCAAGGTTAAATGAAAAAAGAAACACAAGTTGAAGGTTTGCAAAAAACAACTTTTATTAACGAAGAAATGGATAAAAAAGTTGGTATCAAGCAAGAACTGAATGTTGATCCTCATTTAAAAGCGAATAAAGAACTCTACAATCACAACGATGGCTATTCTCCAAGTAGAGGACTTAAAAGAGTGGCTTCCATTCCTACATTAGCTTTGGAAATCTGGGCAAAAGAATATACTGGCGGAAACAATAATTGGTTTCGTCTGCCTAAAGAAGTTCAAAACAAAATTTTAAAAGAAAAACTAAACAGCAACGAATATAAATATTTTAGAACCGCACCAGGAAGATTATAATGTCACTATCAACTTACGCAGAAGTAAAAACATCAATAGCGAATTGGCTAAATCGTTCTGATTTAACTGATGAGATTGCTGATGATTTTATTAAACTGGTTGAATCAGAATATAATTCTAAATTAAGAATTAAAGCAATGTTAAATTCTGATTCTTCCTTTTCTATTGATTCGGAAACGGTAGCTGTTCCATCAGGTTTTTTACAAGTCAGAGATTTTTATATTGTTCAAGGTACAGTAAAATACTCCTTGACTTATATGGCTCCGACCCAAATGGACCAAATTAAAGGAGGTTCTACCACTGGGCGACCTAATGTTTATACTATTTTAGGAGATAATTTTAGATTTGCTCCAACGCCTGACACCACTTACACCGCAACTTTAAATTATTACAAGGCAATTGCCGCTTTATCTGATTCGGCAACAACGAATTATATTTTAACGAATCACCCAGGAATTTATTTATACGGCAGCCTTTATCATGCCGCTAATTTTTTAGGAGGCATTGATCCTAGTAAATTACAAAATTGGCTACAACTTTACCAAACCGGATTAGAACGAATTGAAAGAAACGATAAAGAAGATCAATGGAGTGGATCTCCATTACAAACTAGATCAGACGTAACGGTGGCTGGTGCTTTTGCCGATCAAGGCAAAGTAATAGTCAGTAACAACGAATAGGAAATAGATGCAACTACCTTTTGGAGAATGGCTACCGGATCAACCCAAGTTTATGAATCCAGGTGCGAATATAGCAAAGAATGTTTATTTTGCTGCTAGAAGTTATAAACCTTTTCCTTCTTTAACGTCTTATAGCACCAATGCTATTGCGGATTTATCAAAAGGAGCTGGTTCATTTCGATCAACAGGCAATACCAGTTATAACTTTGCGGCAACCAAAGAAACGATTTATCAATTATCAGCAGGAGCATTTACTGATAGGGGTGCTGGTGGAAAATTATTAACTACTTCTTATGCAACTTGCACCATTACAGTTACCGATTATTCAAACATAGCCACCGATTCAACGATTGTTTTAACGACAAATGCTGGAGTTGAAGTTACATTTACTTGTCAAGGAGCTGGTACAGGAACACCTGCTACCGATAAATTTTTTCATAACGAATCTAACGATACGACAGCAGATAATATTTTTACTTGTATCAATGCAAATGCTAATTTTTCATCAGATAATCCAGCGGCAAAT